TATAGAACCATTTGTAGTTGCTATTTGTTTAGTAATATCTTTAATGTCCGACTCAATTTTCTTTTTTTCTACTTCTAATTCTTTGATTTGTTTTTCTAACTCTTTATTACTTTGAATTGTTTCTTCGTTTTCAAAATACTTTTCAATATCTTCTTCTACTTTGTCTAATTGAGTTTGTAATAATTCTTCTTTTGTTTCCAAACCTTTTAACTCAGCCTCAGCAGTTTTTAAGATACCTTTGGATTGACCAAGCTTTATTTTTAAGTCAGTCAATTCATTATATTGTTCCTCAACACCTTCCATTGTATCTATGGTTTGTTGAATACCTGTACATTGTATAGTTGCATTTTTAACAAATCCTTCCAATTGAGGCAATGCTTCTTTTGCTCTCATTGCATCTTTAACAAATTCATTATCGCAACAAAACTTACAATTTGGGTCATATTCATGCTTATCCAAATGATTAATCTTTTCTTTAGCAGAATCTAATTGTGACTTTACTATTGAATAAGTTTTTTCTGCTTCAATTAAAGCTTTTTGTTCTCTTTGGTAATTTGAATATACAACTTCTATACCAATTCCATTTATGGTAACTTTAGAATCAACCATTTCTTTAGCTTCCCTAACCATTTCTTTAGCTTCAGTATGTTTTTGTATCTTATCAAATTTAGTATCTCCCCAAGTAGTTAATTCATCATCAATCTTTTTAACTTTACGATTTAGTTCATCGATATCTAAATTACCTTGAATTGGAATGATTTGTTGAGATAGTGTTACAATTTGTTCTTCTAAATCAGCTTTACGAGTTTCTAATTCTAATTTTTCCGAATCCAAACTATCATACTCCTCTCTCTTTGAATTCAAGTCGTTTTCTTTTTGGGCTAATTCCGAAGTGAAGTCGGTCTTTCTGAAATTTCTGATAAGTGCATTCACATCTTTGATATCGTTGGTAGCAGTATCATACAGCTTATCAAATATATCAAGTCCCATAAACTGAGCCATCAAGTCCTTTCTCTCCGATTGTGATTTATCAATGAATAGGGCGTTATTAGCTTGTAGTGAAAGTGCAGTCATAATGAAATCCTCATATCTACCAACATAGGTTTCAATGACCTGGTTTGTATCTCTACGTTCCGTTCCGTTAAGTGATTCTCTACCACTATCTCCCTCTCTCCAAAAGTCCACATCTACTTTTACGTTCTTTCCCTTATTGATTGTTCTTCCCTCTCTACGAATACCATAGACAACTCCATCTACGGAGAATTCTAATTGGCAATGGAAATCTTGCTTTCTATTGTTCATAATAGCAGATGCTTTATAAGCCCTACTACACTTATCGAATAAACAAAATGAGATTGCATCAAATAGGGATGATTTTCCCTGTGCGTTTGGTGCGAATAATCCCATCAGTCCGTTTACCTTATTGAAGTTGATTACGTTTTTCTCTCCGTATGAGAACATATTGCTGAAATCGAACTTTATTGGTTTCCAGCTTATGTTTCTTTGTAGTTCTGATGGTTGGATTCTACTATTAATGTCACGATTTATTTTCTCTATTCCAGCTAAGTCCTCCTTTGTCACAAATGGCATCATACGTTCCACATATTCCCCTATTAAAGAGTTTTGATGGTTTATATCAGCCACACTATCTACTTCCAACCTTGCTTCTCTATCGTTGGTTTTCTTCTTATTGAATGTATCCGTTCTAATGATTGTAAAGTCTTCCACACCATACTTTGCCGTAATATCAGCCATCATTCTTTTTGTATCTGCGGTATCCGTATTAGTTATCCTCACTCTTAAACGAGGGTATAACGGCATATCAGTTACATCCGGCACAATACCACCATCAACATCCAAAGTATAGTATCCATAATCGTTTTGGATATCAACTTCTTCATAGGTCATTGTATCTAAATCCCAAACTAAGAATCCGTGCTTGTCTAATGTTTCACCAAAGTTTTGTTGTACCAATGAACCGGCATATACCACCTTACATCCGCTTGGTGATATCATCTCTTGTCTTTTATGGATATCTCCTAATAAGGCTAAATCATATCCATCAAATATATCAGTTGTGAAGTGTCTACTACTAACTACATACCCTACATCAGTTGTAGAGTTATCAACAGGTCCGTGAAATAGTGCAATTTTTTTGTTTCCAAATAGAGTGTTTGCTTTTGGCCAATTATCTTTGTTGTCAAATATACTAAATACTGCAAAATCAACTCCACCAATACCATAAACTTGCGTATCTCTTAAATAAGTTAGATTTGGTAATTTTAATGCATCAACAATTGGAGTAAGTACATCCATTCTGTCCGAGTTGTTCATATTACAATCGTGATTACCAGCAATTACAATTGTAGGACATAGTTTGTTACATTCCGTAAACAACCAGCTAATCTCACTAACCAATTCAGGACTCATTTCCAATTTAGCATGAGCGATATCACCAGCTAAATAGATAATAGAATCTTCCGTTCCTCTTTTTTGTATTTCCTCAAACATTGAGTAAAATACTTGTCTAAACTCTTTGTGTCTTTTGATATTACGAATGTGTATATCCGCAATGTGATAAATTCTCTTTAAGCTCATATATTATTTAGTTTGGATAGAACTAAGTCATCCCATCCAGTTTGTTTTGCTCCCTTTAGGAGTTCGTTTACTTTTTTAAATCCCATTTCACCAGCATCCTTATCAGTTGGTATAATGTTACGAACTTTAATTCCGTTCTTTAAAAAGTAATCAGTATGTTTAGTTGAATCTGCAATAGCATCTGAATCTAACATAATAGTTACTTCCTTAACTCCTTTCTCTATAATCTTATTTTTTAATTTACTCAATAAGAACTTACCAAGCAAAGGAATACAATTTCTTTTAATCGAAAATGAATCGAATACACCCTCACATAAAGTAATAGGTTCGTTCCAATTGATTTGATTATCAAACACAATTACATCTCTATTAACCGGCGGATTCTTATACTTCATTCGTTCTTCTTTGTAATATGAACGAGCTACGAAATAATTCAAGTCACCATTCTCATCGTAGGATGGAACAATAACTCTACCAAAGTATAATCCTTCCGAACAATACCCAATATTGTATTTAACGATATCAGCTTGTGTAATACCTCTTTCTTTTAAGTAATTAATTGCTTGATTGTATTCAGGGTTGAATCCTTTTGGCTTGAAGTGTAATTGTTTGAATTCTGATGGTAATTGTAACTTAGCTACATACTCATCCTTTTCAACTAATGTATAATCTTCATCTCCATAGATATCCTTTAACCTATTAAGGTCTCTCATATCTACATTGAGTTTGCGAAGGAGTGATTGAATACTTCTACCCTTAGAATCACATACCCAGCAGTGCCATCTTTGAGTATCTAAGTTTACTTGAAGTTTCTTCTTATGGTGATTACAAAATGGACAATGATGTGCTTGCTCATTTCCTTTAAGAGATGAACCTACACCCAATGCGGTGTCCAAAATGTTAATGACCGTTAGTTTGTTCTTCCCAGATAGCATTAATTAGATATTATATCACAAATATACGAAAAATTTGGGATATAACCAAATTAATGGTTGGAATTCTTTACATCGTAAAGGAAATCAGCTAAAAACTGCATTTTTGCTAAAATTGGTGCTTTTGGTTGGTTTGCTTCCAACATTCCTTTAAGGTCTATGATAGATGCGGCTGCTATTTGAAGTGCATCATCTTTTGCGTTTAAGTAAGCTTCGGAGATTCCGTACTTCTTTGCGATTTCAGGTATTGTCATAACTTTAGTTTATAATATCCCTACGGAAGAATTTTCCCATAAGGTTTTCGTTTATTGCTTGTTCGTTGGCTAGTACATCGTAATGAAACTGCCATTTAATTTCGTAATATGATAAGGATTTCTTTGAGAAACAAAACTGAATGATTTCTCTTTCAAAGTATTCAGCATTTCCAGCTTTTACTTCTGATTTAATCCATTCGTTTGATGAGTAGTATTTCTCCCAATCGGATGCTTTCTTTACAACCCTTCTACGAGTCTTTCCCTTAAGGGGTTTCAATCTGCGGGTTTGAGATAATGATTTTTTTCCTATATAGAACCTACCGGTTCTGGTATCAATCATTTTATAGACAAATCCAACCGCACCCACTGGTGTGGTTTCTTCTGTAACAATATTTCCATTAAATTTCCAACTCATTTATTATCTTTTAACCGAATCAGAATATTTCTTTTCGTTTAATTTTCCACCTCTAGCTTTAAGAATAGCTGTTTCGTTTGTTGATAAATCTTTACCACCATCTGCGTTTAGAGGGGTTTTATCACCACCCTTAACATCAACTATACCTGTCTTTGGTGGAGTTTTCTTATATATGTCTAATATACTTGCCATTTTGTGTTATTTGAATATAAATATAAATAAAATTGTTTATGAATCAAATCTAACAATAAAATTCACTGGATAATCTGGAGTTGATTTAATTGGTTGAGGTAATTTTGCCACCGCTACCATATTTAGTTCATCATCATACAACGCAATAGTAGTAATATAAGGAGCTAAATACGAACCAGTAGGGTCTAAGCTTACATTATC